CAGTCAGGCTTTTGAAGTTTTTGAAATCAACAACCCACTCCGCCAGGCAGCGTTCCTTGCACAATGCGGACATGAATCCGGTGGGCTAAGACTTACTGAAGAAAATCTAAACTACAAAGCAAAGACATTGATGGCATTGTGGCCAAAGAGGTTTGCTGGTGTTGCAGATGAATATGCTGCCAAAGGACCAAAGGCTATTGCTAGTCGTGCTTATGGTGGACGCATGGGCAACGGTCCGGAAGAAACAGGCGATGGCTACACATATCGCGGACGCGGACTGATCCAATTGACTGGCAAGGACAACTACATTGCATGTGCTGATGCGTTGGGCATTGATATCGTGAGTGACCCTGACTTGGTTGCACAGAATCCAATTGCTGTTCTTTCAGCTGGGTGGTTCTGGGACACGAATCGTCTTAATGCACTTGCTGATGCTGAAGATTTGGTAACAATGACCAAGCGTATCAATGGTGGCACCAATGGACTTGAAGACCGTATCAAGCACTACGAACACATGAAAGAAGTTCTAGGCGCATAAAACGGTAGCCAACAAAAAGAATCTCCTTGACATATAGCCGCTAGTGTAATATAATAATAGCTATAAACAAGGAGATTCCTATGAACGCACGAATGTTCTCGGCTGAAGAGAAAGCCAAACTCACACGCATTATTGACGAAGGTATTCAGGTCACTACTGAGATCCAAACTCTCAAAGAAGGACTTTCCGAAACAGTAAAAGCCATTGCTGAAGAAATGGACATGAAACCAGCTGTTCTGCAAAAGGCAATACGCATCGCCCACAAGTCAACACTTGGCGAAGAAAAAGACAAGCTCACAGAAGTCGAAGAAGTACTTGAGGCCGTCGGCCGCACATTGTAATGAATGGCTTCATTACAGACATACACCAATGGATAAAAGATGACTACAAGACGAACCGAACAAGGTTTGCTGTGGAAGTTGTTGCTTGGGCTATCAGTATTGGCTGTAGTATTACTATGGCCTTTACTGTTCCTAATCCTCCCCTTCTTATGCTTTATCCTATTTGGATTAGCGGTTGTGGCTTATATGCTTGGGCCAGTTGGACTCGTGGCAGCTTTGGCATGCTTGCTAATTATATTCTCCTCACTACTATTGATACTATTGGCCTCATTAGGATGATCATGCAATGAGCAGTTCGGATGTAGGGTTCATTGCGGCAATCGTAGTTCTCATGCTATTATTCTACGGTGAGCCAGATTTATTTGATGCAATGAGAGCGGCTCTCATGCGTTACTTCAACCATATCTAAGGAATAACAATTTGAGCTATGTTGACGCTTGGTACCAGAAAGAAAAAGATCTAGTTAGGGTAGTAGAGCGCAAGGAAGGGCGTCGTATCTATCGCGACTATCCAGCCAAGTATGCTTTCTACTATCCAGAAAAAGGTGGTGCGTTTACCAGCATGTATGGTGAACAGCTCACACGTGTACAAGTCAGCGGGCACAAGGCATTTGATAAAGAAAAGCGCATACATGGACACAAGCGATTGCATGAAAGTGACTATCGTCCACTCAATCGCTGTTTGGAAGACAACTATCTAAACAGCGAAGATCCAAAACTACAGGTGGCGTTTTTCGACATTGAGGTCGCGTTCAACAAAGAGCGCGGCTTTGCTGATCCCAGCGACCCTTTCAATCCTGTTACGGCTATTGCAGTATACCTGAATTGGAGTGACCGCTTGGTCAGTCTTGTGTGCAAGCCCGAAGGAATGACCCGCGAACGTGCGGAAGAAATCATTGGACGGTTTGACGACACGTTGCTGTGTGATACAGAAGAAGAGCTGTTGGAGAATTTCCTAACACTGATTGACGATGCAGATGTCATGAGTGGTTGGAACTCAGAAGGCTTCGACGTTCCATACACTGTGAATCGTATCTCAAGACTGATCGGTAAAGAATACACACGCAAGTTCTGTCTTTGGGGACAACTGCCACAGCGCAGAGAGTTCGAGAAGTATGGTCGCACACTGGAAACATTTGACTTCATTGGACGGGTGCATCTGGACTATCTTGAACTGTATCGCAAGTACAACTATCACGAGATGCATACCTATCGATTGGATGCCATTGGTGAATACGAACTGGGCGAAAAGAAGATCCAGTACGAAGGCACCCTGGATCAGCTGTACAACAATGACTTTGAAAAGTTCATTGCGTACAACAGGCAAGACGTTATGCTTCTTAAAAAGCTGGACGACAAGCTCAAGTTCATTGACCTAACTAACCTTATTGCTCATGCCAACACAGTGGGATTGCGTACCACAATGGGTGCGGTTGCTGTTACTGATCAAGCGGTCATTAACGAATCTCATCGACGTGGAATGATTGTCACTGATCGAGGTGGCCGCACAGAAGATACTGCGGCAGCAGGTGCTTATGTTGCGTATCCAAAGAAAGGCCTACACGAATGGATTGGATCAATGGACTTGAACAGTCTGTATCCGTCTGTGATTCGGGCGCTGAACATGAGTCCAGAAAGCATCGTTGCACAGGTCCGACAGGACTTGACCAAGCAGATGATCGCAGATGCGTTGGCAGAAGGCAAGACACTGGCAGAAGCTTGGGAAGGTCGATTTGGATGTCCAGAGTATGAAGCCATCATGAATCGTGATATCGGTGTTGCTCTTACACTTGATTGGGAGAACGGTACAAGTCAACAGATGAGTGCCGCTGAGATTTACAATCTTGTGTTCTACGGTGGTGCGGCATTGATGCTCAGTGCCAACGGCACAATCTTTAACTACGAGAATAAAGGTGTCATTCCAGGACTGCTAGAGCGTTGGTACGCTGAACGTAAAGAACTGCAAGCCAAGGCACGTGACGCCAGCAAAGAAGAATTTGACTTCTGGGACAAGCGACAGCTGGTCAAGAAGATTAACTTGAACTCTGCGTATGGCGCTTTGCTCAACGCAGGTAGTCGATTCTTTGATCAGCGTCTCGGGCAGTCAACTACACTAACCGGACGATGCATTGCCAAACACATGTCTAGCCAAGTGAACGCAATGATCACAGGTGAATACGATCATGTCGGCAAGGCAGTGATTTATGGTGATACTGACTCTGTTTACTTTAGTGCTTATCCAATCTTGAGAGAAGAGATTGACAGTGGCGCACTAGAGTGGAACAAGGAAAAGGTGATTGAGCTGTACGATCATGTTGCTGGAGAAGTCAACAGTACTTTCCCAACATTCATGAGCGAAGCGTTCAATGCACCCACAAGCCAAGGTTCACTTATCAAAGCTGGTCGAGAAGTTGTAGCTACTAAAGGCATCTTCATTATCAAGAAGCGTTATGCTATCCTTGTGTATGATCAAGAAGGCAAGCGCAAGGACAAGGATGGCAGTCCGGGCACACTCAAGGCGCTGGGCCTGGATCTCAAGCGTAGTGACACTCCGGAGTTCATGCAACGGTTCTTGGAAGAGATACTGATGAAGATGCTGACTGGAGAAAACAAAGAGCATATATTTGAACGAGTGCGTAAGTTCCGTACCGAGTTCAAGAGCCGTCCGGGTTGGGAGAAAGGTAGTCCCAAGCGTGTTAACAATCTAACACATCACACAGCGGTATACAACAAGACTGGACAATGCAAGATTGGGCATGCGCTTGCCGCCATCCAATGGAATCGCATGCGTAAAGCATTCGGTGATGGATACAGCATGGAATGCTCTGATGGTATGAAGGTGATAGTTTGCAAGCTCAAGAACAATCCCTTGCAAATAAAGAGCATCGCATACCCAACAGATGAACTACAACTACCCGAATGGTTCAAGGTATTGCCATTTAATGATGATGGCATGGAAGATGCCATCATTGATAAGAAGCTGGACAACCTTATTGGTGTGTTGGACTGGGACATTAGTGAAACCAAGGGCGACAATGCTCAAAACTTTGATAGCCTTTTTGAGTGACAAGAACACAAAGATCTATTGACATAGGTCTAAGTATATCATATAATCTAATCAACAACCGGAGAACAACATGAAAGATTTCGTATTTGACGTTAGCAAGCACACCGCAGCCTTGGGCTTTTTCGAGAGTGCAAAGCTCGTCACAGATGACAAAACAACTGAGATTTTTTCTCAAGACGCCGCACACAACACCAATACCAATGTGGTGCTTAACGGCAAGATGAATAACCCTGTAGTAGGTTTAGATGGCGAGGTTGGACTTAGCAATCTTGGCTTCCTTAAAGGCTTGTGCGATATGCATCGTGCAGAGGAAAGTAGTGTTACTGTTGGTAACATCAATAAGAATGGCAAGGCCGAACGAGATCACTTTGTGTTTTCTGACAAGAGTGGTAACACTGACAAGTATCGTTTCATGCCCGAGCAGTTGGTATCTAGCTTCAAGACTCCGCGTTTCAAAGGCAGCAAGTGGGACGTAACATTTACTCCACTCAAGGCCAAGATCAGCGAGATGGCGCAACGTGCGGGACTGTACGCAGGTATGGAGCCACTGTTTACTGTCAAGGTAGAAAACAAGAACTTGATTGCCATCTTTGGTAGCGAAGGCTCTGGTAGCCACTCTGGCAAGATGGTACTGGCAAGTGGAGTTGAAGGTACTGTTAAGGAAGGCACTTACTATCCAATTGACAAGTTCCTTGCTGTTATGAAGTTGGCCGCAGATGAGAATTGTGTTGTAAACTTCTCTGCCAATGCGGCAATGATTTCTGCAGATTCTGGACTTGGTACTTACAACTATATTTTCCCTGGATTGACCAAGTGAGTATAAAGAGGCTGACTAAACAGCTGATAGACACTCTCAACAAGCTGGAAGAGATCACAATCCAGCTTGAAGAGGAAGGTGTGCATGTTAGTCTTTTTTACAACCGCGGAAATTTTGGTTTGTATTCCAACAATGCATCTGATCGGATCGGTCTTGGTTGCGTAACCAAATATGATAGATTGTTTGATGCCAAGAGCAACCTTAACAAGATAGAAGAAATCATCGATGACAACACAACCAAAGCCTAAGATAGATCTGTGGGATAAGAACGAAGACTATGCTGTCTTCTTGCCAAGTATTTCTGGATTCTATAATACCATTGTAAGCAAGCAACAGAGCCAAGGCAACTATGTTCCTGCTGATAGATTGAATGTTGAGTTTGACACAGGTGTTGAAGGATTCAACTTCCTCAACAAAGAGCAGGCATACTTCCATTATCCGTGGGCATTGTACTCAGCAGGCCATGCACAGTTGGATATCGCCAAAAGCGACATTGAAGAAAGCATGGTACAAAAGCGAGATCGCAAGAAGACTTTTATTCTCGGCGACTCCGGTGGCTTCCAGATTGCAAAAGGTATCATTAAGTTTGACTGGGAGAACTTCTTAGAGAATCCAGGTGATACTGGCTACAAAGGCAATGCAGACAAAACACGCGGTGCTATCCTTAATTGGCTGGAGCATACAGCAGACTATTCAATGGTACTGGATATTCCTACCTGGGCGGCACGTGAGCCACTTACACAGCGCACAGGGTTAACCACATTCAAAGAGTGTTTAGATGGTACCTTGCACAACAATGATTGGTTCATTCGCAATCGACAAGGTAAGACCAAGTTCCTAAATGTGTTACAGGGTTCTGATAATGTAGAAGCTGAAACTTGGTATCAAGCTGTCAAGGATCTTCCGTTTGAAGGTTGGGCCATGGGCGGTAACAACATGCGTGATGTTGAGCTATTGCTACGCAGACTCATTGTTATGCGTGACGAAAAGAAACTTGATCCAGGCAAGGACTTGATCCACTTCTTGGGTACATCAAGACTTGAGTGGGCAATGATGCTGACTGCGGTACAACGTAATCTTCGCAAGCATGTGAATCCAGATGTCACAGTTACATACGATTGCGCTAGTCCGTTTATTGCCACAGCACATGGACAAGTATACACACAGCACGTGCATCGTAACAATCGTTTCAGCTACATCATGGACAAGGCAGTTGATAGCCGCAGTCTTGCCAATAGCAAAGTGCCGTGGCCCTGGTCAAGTCCAATTGGTGATCGCATGCGTATGGAAGATGTGTGTTGGTATGCTCCTGGTGATGTCAACAAGCTGGGCAAGGAAACAAAGACAT